AACAAGCGTTCATTACTATCACGTATTGCACAACGAATACCAAAAAAGGAACCAATTATGAAACGTTTTATCATTTCTGCGTGTCTGACAATGCTGTTCGTTATAGGGAATAATTCACAAGCACAATTTAAGCCCGGAACAGGCCAAGGGCGTTTGGCAGGATTACACCGAGCTCGTAAAAAAGGAATACGCCGGGAATGTCAAGAAGTTTCAAGATGGAGTTTCCGAGGCCGCGAGAATGCTCATGACAGAATGGGGCGATGCCTACGCCACGAAAGTGGAGCTTGGGCAGATGGTAATAAATAAGTTTTCAGAAAACCCGGAGATGAATGATTTTATTACCGCGCAGCTGGTGAAAGACCCGAGAGGTATTAAATTCCTTGCCAAATTGGGCGAGCAATTCGCGGAAAACAAGATTGGGGATTTCAAGTATCAGCGGCACAGCTTAACGCCTGATGAAGCACAGCGGGAGATTTCGTCAATCAGGGCTGACATGAATCACCCCTACAACAACGAAAAAGCTCCACAGGCTGAACGAATGAAAGCCATTGATTATGTCAACAGTCTGTATTCGGTTGTAGCCAAAGCCAAAAGCGGCGGCTAAGAACAGGGAAGGGACAAGCTTTAAGCCCCCCGACTTGTTGTAATTGAAAGGCCGGACAAGCGAATCAGCCCCGGCAAGGTTCAGCGTAAGAGGCGATCCTCCTTAAGAGGGCAATCAAATCCCAGGCTCGTTTAGTTGGTTTTTGAATGTTCACTTTGAAAAGGAGAGACTAACATGCCAGATACCCAAAGTAATGTGTACGCGCAAGCGTACGCAGCGAATATTATGCAGTTGGCGCAGCAAAAGTATTCCAAGCTGATGCCGATTGTGTACATCAAGCCTAACGTCAAGGGGAAGACGTTCTTCCAGGATCAAATCGGGAAATGGACCATGTCAACAAAAGGCGGCCGTAACGTTCAAACCCCGAACAACGATCCGAATCTCGCCCGAAGAATGGGTACGATGGTCGATTATCACGACAATCGTATGCTTGACCGGGGTGATGAACTTCGCATGATTTCTGATCCCAGATCAGCGTATACGATTGCTGCGGCTTCAGCATTGGGCCGTCAGATCGATACAGTGATTGCGAATCAGCTTCTCGCAACCGCGAAATCCGGGGAAACAGGCTCAACAAATGTGACGTTGGGGACAACCTCGATTTCCGCACACGTAAATCCCACCGGGACCGCCACAGGCACCGCAGCAACGCTCACGTTTGCGCGTGTTCGTAATGCCAAGAGAGTGCTTGATTTGGAAGACGTTGAGATGGAAGACCGCTTCTTTGTGGTTTCCCCTCACGGCATGGATCAGCTTTTGAATACGACCCAAGCCACGTCTTCGGATTATGCGGCCGTCAAAGCGCTCGTCCGTGGTGAAATTGATACATGGATGGGGTTCAAGTGGATCACGTCGAATCAGCTTTCAAGCTCTGGAACGGTTTCCAGTTGCTTTGCCATGAACAGATACGCGATTTGTTTGGCACTGGGCGCGGAGCCTTTGGTCAGAACTGATGAACGTACGGATCTGTCGTATTCCTGGCAGGTCTATTACGAGCTGAATATCGGCGCTGTCCGTCTTGAGGAAGCGCGTGTTGTTGAAATGGGTGTAACGAGCGAATAATCTAAAGAGCGGGGAGGTATAGCCTCCCCGCTTTTAACTCCCTATAGGGGAAAAGGAGAATTAAAATGAGCGTTTCTTCGACAATCACAACCTCGGCAGCCAACCTGGTTAAATATCTGGCTGGCGGTTCAGGGGATAACGTTATAGCAGATGGATACATCAAGACTGTTGAAAAGGTGTGGATTGATTCTTACACGATCGCCTTTACCAACACCTTGACGAGTATCCAGATCGCGGAACTTGATCCGAACAAGAAAATCACTAGCATCGTTGTGGACATCCTCACAACCGTTTCCCAGACTTCGGGGACGGTCAGTATCGGATATGTGCAGGATACTACTGATGTTTTGGCGGTTGCCGGGGTTTCGGATTTCATGGCCGCGACAACCATCACGCACAACCTGACTAAAACGACCATCTCTATTCCGGGTGGAAGCACGGAAGGTGGTACTGCGACAAGCGGAACGTTGACTTTCGTGATGGCAAGTGGTGGATTTCAAGGTGTAACGGCTGGAACCAATGTCACCATTGGCATCAAGCTTAACAACTGGACGATGACAACGGGAACGATTAAGACAATCGTTAGGTACACCTAAACAAGAAAAGGATTGGGCGGGGGGGCCTAAAAACCCTCCGTCCTTCTTTTTTAAGGAGAACTCATGGCAACCTATACGACCGTTGGTTTGTGCAATCACGCGCTTGTGCTTTGCGGGGCTTCGCCGATTACGGCGTTGTCGGATGATTCAGCGAATGCCAGGGCTTTGAACGCGATTTACGAAAATGCGCGTAAAGGATTCCTTACCGAATGCCGCTGGTCTTTTTCTACGACTCGCTCAACCCTCGTAACAAATTCCACAACGCTTCTATTTCCTTGGACGTTTCCAGAAGAAGCTTATGTTTATAATCGCCCGGGGTCTGCCGGCAGTTGTTTGAGGATTTGGGACATGAGCGACATTTCCGCGATTTGGCGCGAAGAAGGAGAATATATTATTTCGGATACTGCTGATTTAGGGGCACGGTGGACTTTTGATATTTCAGAAGTCGGGCTTTGGCGCGCTAAAGCAATTGTGGCGTTCATGGATAAACTTTGTTCAGATATTTGTTACATGATTATAAATTCCGTACCCAAAGCAGAAGCGTTTCTAAAAAAATATGAAACCGTTTCTTTGTCTCAAGCAATGGCCGAAAACTCTCAAACTGGAATGCAGCAGGAGGTTCTCGATGACGCCTGGGCCAAGGCTAAATATGGACAGGACGGCAACCCAGGGAGGTCATACAGCTAATGGCAACTATCGATCCAAGACGAATCGCAGACCAAAAAGACGCCTGGGTTACGGCGCTTTACGCTAAGACCAAAGGGCAGACTGACGATGATGGCGTCCTGCCGCTTGTAATTGACGCAAGTGGGTATCTTCTCGTCAACATGACAGTCGGGACATTGACGCTGACTTCAACGGCTTCGACAATAACGAATGCCGCTGGAAACCCGGTGAATGTGGCGCTGACATCCACCAAAGTGACGGTTGATAATACCGTAACCGTAGCTCTGTCATCGACGAAAGTTACGATTGACAACACTCCAACCGTTTCGCTTTCGTCTACGATTGTCACCCT